TCTCCGGCAGGATCATAGTTCTTAGAAAACTTCCAGTATGTCAGCATACTATTAAACATTGCTAGGTGTTTAGCATGAGATTCTTTATCCCATATATGACCCACAATAACATCAGTATGTTTTCTGTCTACAAATATAGACACTCTTTCAGGATTATCAAAGCCACAACCTTGAGCATAGGCAGACAATTGCATACCGTGGCTGTCGTATATTAATTGTTTAATCTTTTTATCTTGAAGTTTATCTTTAGTCTTAAAGTCTACAAAGATTCCTGACTCAGAGTATAGATCTATCATACCGCCATAGCCTTGCTCAGCACAGAAAGAATCCTCTGCTATCCACGTTTCATCGGGATAGTTTTCATCTAAGTATTTACGTACTGCTTTGTAAGGTTTGTTTGTGGACTGACCAAGAAACCCTCGCTCAATCATGGCATGTATTTTTGTACCTAAGTCGGCAGCTTCCATGCCCGGTTTCTTAGCTTCTTGTTTGCATCTATAAATAAACGAGCCGTTTGGTTCTCCTTCTTCTTGTTGTAAAGAAATGGCAGAGTTTAAAGCTTGATTTATTTTCCAGTTTTCTAAGGAAGGTTTAGCAATAAGATCCATTACAGTAGTTACTGAAGGAACTAAGTTTAAAAGTTTGGCATCTCTTAAGTTAGTGTTTCTTTCTTTGCCGTTGACTCCTATGATAGTATACATAGGCTCACCTTCTTGCGTGTACCAGTGTCCTGATTCAGACGTAAACTTATTATACACTTGTGTTTGCGAATTGTCAATTGTTTTTTTATTCATCTTTATGCTCTATAAAATGTAGCTGTCTATTATCAGGATTAAACCCTAACAATTTAACACCTAGTTTGATTTGTTTTTTAGTTCTTGTCTTTTTACAGTTCGGAGATTTGTCGTTGTCGTTGTTTGGATGAACAGTCTTCACATCTATAAGAACTATATCTCCTTTCTTATTCATGGCAATCATATCAATAGGTCCAGTGCAGCCTGAGTTTTGAAAAACTTCATAACCATTATCCCATAACCAAGTGACTGCATAATACTCTGCGAAGTCTCCTTTCCTATTAGTGTTCATTATTTTTTTCTTAGTGTGTTGCATCCCAACTGTCTCCAATTTTATATTCACCATCTAAAGGACAGCGAAGTTCTAAATACTTACCAGCTTCTTGTATAGCTTTAACACCAAGCTCACCAAACCTCTCGGCATCTTTATCTGATACCTCTACTTGCCACTCATCATGTACATTTGCAACAAAATGATAGTCTAGTTCTTCTTTTTTAGCTAAAGTATCTAGCATTACTAAAGCAATCTTCATTACGATTGCGCCTGCACTTTGTAGTAAAGTATTTAAAGAAGCATGTTCGTGACGCACAAATATTTTACGACCATCTAAACCTAAGAGATAGCCTCTTTGTGATGCTTGTTCTACTTTACTTTTTAGTGTTTTAAATGATGGTAAGTTGTTAAGAAATTGCTGCTTAAGTTTTTTACCTGTTGCCTTGCTTCCACCTACAACCTCTCCAAGTTTAGCATCGCCAGCACCATACATCAAAGCATATATAAATGACTTAGCATTATCTCTAGTCTTTAGTCCGGCAATTTGCTGGTTCCTAGAATGTATATCACCATTAATAAGTTCATTAGTATACTCATCATCTCTCATATAATGAGCAAGCATCCTCAGTTCTAAACCTGCTGCATCTATTCCAACTAATTTATATCCTTCGGGAACAGACCAACAAGCTCTACATTCTTTGCCGTACTCACTTTTTAAAGAAGGAACTTGCGCTAAGTTAGGACTTCGGTGACTCATTCTATTTGTTATTGCACCAATACAAAACACTCTACCATGCACACGGCTATCTTTTACAACATCAAACCATGAATCAATCTGTGCTATTCTTTTTTGAAGTAAAAGAAACTCAGCAATTAATTTTGCTTCTGGTATGTGGTCTATTTTTTTAAGTGTTCCTTCATCAATAATAGGCTGACCTGTTGGTGTAAACCTACGTGGCTTCCAACCAAAGTCTGTTAAGTATTCTCCTATTTGTTTACGAGAGCCGAGATTAAACTCTTGGAGTTTCTTTCTCATAAAAGGTTTCATATCAGTAGGTGTTGTAAAGTCAGTAGAGTTTTTTATTTCATCATACTCATATTTTGTTAAGCCTGACTTAGATAGCGTACCATCTTTTTTAAGTTTAGGTGTTACTAATTTTACATCAACCCACCTAGGTTTAAATACTTTATGAACCTCATCTTCTACTTCTCTCATTCTAGTTTTAAGAATAGCAAGAAGCTCTGCACCTTTCTTTTCATTAAAGAAAAACCCATGTTGTTCTTGTCGTTGTAGTATTTTTGATACTTCATGTTCTACTTCTATTGATTGATCACTAAATGTACTCCCATCTAAAACTAATTTATCATATAGTGCTTCGTTTAGAATAACATCCTGCTCACAATAAGGAACCATGCGAGGATCAAACTCATCCCACTCATCAGGCGGATCTCCTTTATAAATTTTTAACCTGTATCCCCAACTCTCTAAGCCATGTCCGCCTTCTCTTATGGGATTAAATAGTCTAGACATTGTTAATGTATCTATTATTTCTTTGTCTTTAAATAAATCTATGTCATATAATTTATTTAACACAGGAATATCAAAACCTATTATATTGTGACCAATTAAAGTATCTGCTTGCATAAGCATATCAACACCTTCTTTAATGTTGTTATCGTCATGTCTAAATATACGGGTGTTTCCTTTATATTCTTTAATAACAATACACCATATTGTATCAGGGTCTAAGCCGTTGCATTCAATATCAAAAGTAATTTTAGAAAAGTGTTTCTTCATTTTCAAATGTATCCTCGTCAGTTAGTTCACTTAATCTGCCTGTATCAGCATCGTATGTAAGTGAACAAGCATATCCTGTATAGCCTGTGTATCTAGATTTTAATACACGAACAACTGTTGTGTTGGCTTCAGCTACATCGTCTGCTTGTTGGTTACGTTCGACAGCCACTACACTGTCAGATAATTGTGCAATAGATTGAGAACCTCTCAGATGACTTAAAGAAACTTGCACACCTCTTTCATGTCCTGCGTCACCTGCTACTCTACGAAGGTGAGATACAAGTATCATACCAACACCTGTCTCTTCTACTAAACTACGAAGTTTAGTCATTAACAAATCAATACCTCTACGCTCATCGCCGTCTGTTAAAGATGATACTAACATATGCAAGTGATCTATTATAACCCACTTACATTCGCACCCGACAATCATATATCTTAACTTAGAAAAGATTTCATCTATATCATGTACTCCTAAATGAGAATGAATAAACACACGACCTTCTTGTATGGTGCTGTCAAACAACTTGGATAGATCTTCTTCGTTATACCTATCTCGTATTTCATTTATATATAAACGATCGTTTGCTTCAATAGACACAATACCATCGGCTGTTCTCTGCCAGTTTTCTTCAAGTGCCATGATGCCAATGTTATCATCGGTTTGTTTTATTAACCAATGTTCTAGCTCTCTAACAACAGAGCTTTTACCGAGTCCAGTACCACCTGTAAGTGTAAGCAATTCATTCTTTCTTAATCCGTATAGTTTTTGATTCAATCCTTCATAAGGAAAGGCAATGCTTTCTTTTATTTCTCGCTTAAGCCAGTTATCTTTTTTGCTTGAGAGTTCTAATATACCAGAAGGTGTATAAGTCTTGGCTTCAAACCAAGCCTTAGTAAACTCTGCAAACCTTTTATTGTTAAGCATATCATTGGCATCTTTATACCCGTTAGGAAGTTGCATTATCTTAGCCTTACCGGGTTTTAAAATTCTTGCCACATCTCGTGCTGCTTTTCTACCTGCTTTGTCATTATCAAAACAGATAATAACTTTATCAAAAGATTCAACAAATTCTATACTATCTCTTATGTCACGGACAGCACCTGCTGAACCTCTTTTAATAGAGACAACGGCAGACTTTATTCCTAAATCTACAACAGACATAGCATCGCACTCGCCTTCTGTTATTGTTAAAGGAAGTTTTGATTTACCATATAACTGTTCACCAAATAATCCTGTACCTTCATATGTTCCACTAACTCTAAAGCTTTTGTTAGTTACGTATCTAGTTTTAACTGCAACAATTTCATTGCTATTATAGTACGGATAGATGTGTTCAGCAATACTTCCATCACTATTATAAACAACACGAACACCATATTTATTTGCTGTTTTTTCTGATATATTTCTATCAGTTAAAGACCCAGTTGTTCCTGTGTATGCGTTTAAATAAGATGTGCTGTTCACTTTCTTAGCTGGCGCTGTTCCTTTTGGATTTTTATAGTCTGTAAAAAATGTACCACAGCTAAAGCATTTAGCCGAGCCGTCATTGTTCATTGATACCGGATCTGATCCGCCACATGAAGGACAGGGTAGTTTATGTTTTACAAACGTGCTTTGTTTTAGTTCCATTTCTATCTCCAAAATGGGAGGCTAGACCTGTGAGTACAAGCCTAGCCGTTATCATTATGATTCAGTAGTTTCTACTTCATCAGTTTCTTCTTGAGCGAAGTCTTCTGTTACAGCTTCTGCTGTAGCTTCTCCGTTTTTCAAGCCAATCAATGTATTACACATGCCGTTTCTTTGAAACTGAATACCAAGCATTCGGATATTCATTTTTCTTTCTTCAGTACTTAATTGAACGATAGTATCAAACACATCTCTTTCAAGATCAGTTTCCATTTCACTTCGTACTTGAGTAACACCATCAATTGTTATTACAGGGTCGTGGTTTTCCATTAGAACTCCTCTCCGCCTGCGAGCAACTCATCCCCGTCTTGTGAACGACCTGCTATTAAATCAACAACTTGAACTGCTTGCAAATCAAAACCTGCATAGTTGCCGTATTGGTTTTCGCCAGTGTATTCAGAGTACTGAACCTTAACTTCAGAGCCGTTACCAATTTGAACATCTACTTCGTTTTTGCTTTCGTCAAACAATCTAGGAGCTGCACGTTTCATACCACTTGGTCCATCAACTTTGCGTCTTATGACCATGTAGAACCCATCCTCATCCTGTTTAGTTGGAAAGCCTTTAGATTTATAATCATTATATTCTTCTTCAGATACTTCCAAGTTAATAGTATAAGTTGGTTGAAACTTAGTATTAGGAGTTGTAACCCATGCATACTTACATTTACCTTGTTTTATCATATATAGTTCCTCTATAATATTTTGTAAGGGTTGGCGAGCAGTCTACCCTTACGAGACACGATCGGTTTTATTAGGAGATAGAGGGCATCCCGATACTCTTAATTCCCTTTTCTCTTTTTATGTGCAGATTATACCACAAAACAAAAACAATTGCAAGAACTATTTAATGTATTGTTGTATCATCGTCATCTTCTTTTTCAAGTTTTATTTGTAGTCCTATTTCTCCGCCTGCTTTAGTAATCAACTTTCTTATTTCCCTCAACGGCTCAAGCTCAGTATCAAAATCCCACATTTCTTCATCCCTCAATCTTGTTATATGATATAGGTACTCTACACTAGGCAGTAATACCATGTTATCTACTATTTCTTCTGGAGTCAGACCAAAACTTTTTAATTCGGTCGGTGTGTTTTCTCCTTCCATCAATACAGTTGCTACATATTCATCCATAATTCTTCCTTTGCTTTTTGTTTTTGATTAAATAAAGATTCTAATTCTTTAAATGTTTTAATGTGCGGATTTCTTTTGAGTTGTTTAAGCACCCAACGATCAGACATATATGTTAATTCATATTGACCATTAATAAATGTGTGTGTTTCTGTGCTAATATATTCTGATACATTGTCCACATCAATTTGTTTAGCGTCTTCTTCAGACAATAAGCTGTGCAACCATTGAACTTGAATAAGTTTAACAGTTTGCCTCAACTTTTTAAGTTGTTTCTTTTTCATATAATAAAGTCCTGTATTGGAGGAGTGTACTCGTCAACCCATACTACTGTAGTACCAAACAAATCTGCATTGGTTTTTTTGGGAATCAATACAGCGTTGTTGCATACGTATTGTTCTCTATCCCAAACATTATATTTAAACCAATGAAGTTTTTTGTGTCTACTTAATTCTTGTTGATCTCCACAGTATAGATCGTAGTCTGCATTATACCACATCTTTTGTACAAAGTCCACCTCTAATATAAGTTTAGTGGTTTCTTTTATAGACAACACACCTGTATTGTTTTCTTGGTCTATAACAATTTCTTGTATTGTTTGGCTTTTAGGATCAATGTATAAACCATTCATACTGTCCACCATGCAGGCTTATCTCTGCCTCGTTCCCACTTAGCATAGTGTTTTTCGTTGATACAGTAGTTGCGATAGGCTTTGATAGGATCATCGTCTTTGTATTGATCTGGCATAGCTTGTGCAACTGGTGTCATAGTTTTTAAAGGTATGTTGTTTGGCGGTTCAGACAAAAGAATATACAAGTCATTTACGCTTTTATGTTTTTTATTGTAGCGAAAAGCGTACTCATCACCTAATGCT